CAAACGGTGTATAATAGGTATGTGACCTGTTAAAACTTAATCTTTATTATCTTTAATTAGTTTCATCAATTCACTGGTATTACCAACAAACATTGCATTGGTAACACTCTGTGGCGCAGAATCAGTATCTTCTTTGAGTTTCTTTACACTCTTATGGATGTCTAACAAACCATGATTTGCTTCCACAATTGTTTTCATCATGGTAGATAAAACTTCGTATGCTCTTGGTGATTCAGAAGTGGAAGCGATAGAGGCAAGGTCAGCGATTGATTGTTGTGCGCTATCAATAATCTCTTTAAGATTCTCTCTTGCATATTTGTAATCATCATCAACGTCATTATCTGTAGATGGTGTTTCATTCATTACAGTAACACGAGATTCTTCTATTGCCTCTGCCATTGGTTTGGTGTCAGTGGGCAAATCAAAGATTTGCTCCATGTTCTTCTCAAGATTCGTTTTCATCTGCCCTGGCCACGATATTTCTTAAAACTTGGTCTCTTGCGTTTATTCTTTGGGCGAGATTGCGGGCTGTTGCCAATGCTTGTTCTATGTTTATGAACAATTTTAAAATCAACTTTTGATACCATTTTTGCCATTATGTATTCTCTATAGTAAATGTGTCAGTGTTAATATCAGTTGTGAAACCGTAATCGGAGTTAGCACTAATAGCACTTGTCGCAACTGATAACGAAGAGTTTGCAGACGGTGACGTAAGAGGCGCGCCATTCGCGAACTGTGATGGTGTTAATGTAAGTCTCTCAATCTGTGCCGAATCAGCAGGAATATCACCAAAGAAGTTTGTAACAGACCTTTTGATAACGCCTTGATTTGACACAGGACCGTATATGTATGCTTTCATACTGAAGTTAAGATTATATATCAAAGCACGGCGAGTGTCAAAATCACCTTCATATGTATCTTCGATTGAAACATCTTGAAGAACAACAGGTGTATCAACAACAACATTCATCTCTGGAATCAAACGAATATTTGTCGTAAACTCCGGACGAAAGTATGGAAGTATCTGTTCAAGTATCTGTGCGCCGTCATCAGCGTTTGAGACAAAGATTGACAATAAAAGATTAATATCATATGGCACAGGCACATATTGTGTTTTCATTCTGTCATCATCGTCGCTCTTCAATGTAACATTTTTTAATGTAGAAGAAAGTTTTCTCGTTGGCGCATAGACCATGCTTGTGATTTCAAATCCCATACGAGGCAGTGTAATCGCTACCGCCTGTTCAAAGTTTGGGTCTTGATTGAGACGGACCAAGAAACGTTCCTTGGGTCCGTACGCAAGTGGAACTGCAATAGATTGGATACGCTCACCAGCAGTGTTCAATCTCGCAACAACAATGTCATTAAAAAGATTGCCAAAACTGATTATATACTTCCGTATTGTACCGTGATAATATTGTTGTCCAAACATTAATATCTATCCTAATAAATATCTACATGTCTATTTATAATTATTGGAATACATACGATACAGTAAAAGAAATTCTGAATGCCAGGGGCATTTATGATGAAGATATCATTGCCTTAAAAACTAAAGAAATTATAAATAAAAGTGAAGTCGACCACGAGGTTGCCGCCTCTGCCGACACTAGACAAGCCAAAGGAGACTAATATGTCCAGCACAAATATTTATATACCCTATACATATCTTATCGGATGGTCTGAACATCAGAAATACTATTATGGTGTTCGTTATGCTAAAGGTTGTGAGCCAAATGACTTATGGGTATCATACTATACATCATCGGATCATGTCAAGTTATTTCGTGAAGAATACGGAGAGCCTGATATTATTCAGGTCCGAAAAACATTTGATGATAACATCAAAGCACGAGAATGGGAGATAAAAGTACTAAAGAGAATGAATTTGCCGAAAAGAAAAGATTTCCTCAACATTGGCATTTTCAATAAAATTTATAATGGTGTACATCCTATGCTCGGGAAAAACCACAGCGAAGAAACAAAACAGAAAATGAGTAACACTCATATGGGCAAGAAGTTTTCTGTTGAAAGCAGAGAAAGGATGAGACAAGCTAATCTTGGAAAAAAAATATCAAAAGAAACACGATTAAAGATGTCCAAAAGAACTGGCAAAAAAAATCCTTTCTACGGAAAGACTCATTCAGAAAAATTGAAAAAACACTTATCTGAAATTATAGGTTATACAACTTGTATTAAGTGTAAGAAAACGATGACAAATCCATTATACTATAGGTGGCATAATCACTAAAATTAATACCGGTCCACTTCACCAAAGGGATTTCGTTCCGAGAAGTCGATTACAGAACTCGGACTAAAGATTGGGTCGTTGCTTTGGAAATACTCATTATTTGCAGTCGGTTGATTATCTTCGAGTCTATATTCTTGCATTATCGAACCGCCATATTCATCAAGAAGTTTATCACCATCTTCAAGTAGCATCTCATATGCGAGGATGTCTGTGGTATAGTTATCTTCAATACTATCTATATCAGATATACCAGTATCGATTTGCTCACTACTATATTCGAATAACTCACAACGAATATCATATGTCTGAAGTCGACCAGTCTGATAGAATATTTGCTCATGCTCTACAAACTTTATTTCGAAAAGTTTTTTTACTAATGGGAAATAAATCAAGTCGCCTTCGGTTGGTCGATTTGTGGTGATAGAATATCCTTCTAATCCACCTTCTTCAAGTTGAATAGAATCGCCATCATATGCAGTTGAAAGATATTGACGAGAAGGAACGTTTGTATCTGCATCTTCTGTAAGAATATTGTATCCAACTTCTGTAGTCAGTTTTTCTGATTTTGCTTGGTCGAATCTCTTACGAGCAACAGTCAGTGTAAGTTGATCACGTATTTCAAGATTAAACCTCGATAAGAAGTCACCTTCGCCTTCGAAGCCTTCGACATTCTTAATGTACATCTCAAGATCAACCGCATCGTCAAACTTACGAAGTGTATCTTCGCCAAACAATGGATCTTCACGTACAAATACACCAGGAATATACTTGACATTATATCCGTAAATCTTGAGACATTCGATTGTCAAATCTTCAACGAGGTCTTGTTCACGACCATAGTCAAAGTTATTGAAGTATTGATTTAACATGGTACTTTTAACCTGTCATGTCATTGACGGGTAGACTATAACTCACTATCATTTCTTCTTCGAGTTTTTGGATCTCTGTTTCAGCATCATCGTAAATCTTAGCACCGTTGAACGTCAAACCACCAGGTAGTTGTACGCCTTCAAACTTCGTAAGATTACTGCCCCATTGACGTTTAATCAATGCAGTTGCATATCGAGAGAGCCAACGGTCTCCCCACACATCACCATACGTATCTGGATCTGTAATCTGATATGCATCAACAATGATATATTCTCCAGTAAGAATATCATCTGTCCAATTCATATCAATATGAAGTTTATTGACGTGACGATTATAACGAAGCGGTTTAAGACCAACAAAGATTTCTTCAAGCATACGTATGTGTGTCATTGCCATTGTATATGGAACATACGAACTTGCAGACAAATCAAAAAGGTCGTTCAAGTGTATCTGATAGCGAATGCTGAACAGATTAGAAGATTGTAACGCTTGACCGATGGGTAAGATATTATTGATTCCTATGATCGACTCTGGAATCGTGATGTAGCCATTAGCTTTATCGTTAGTCGTTACAATATGTTTATGCAAAATACGCTCAGTACCATCAAAGTGATAATCCTGGTAGTATTTCAGAGCTTCGTCAATACGGTCTTCTACCTGTTCATCGTCAACATTAATGTCGATAACGGGAGATCCGAGTCTTCGAAGGCAATAATCCTTAAATGTTTGGCGTGAGCTTGGTACAGCCATAGAAAAACTCCAGTCATTTATATCTATTTATAAACAACTGGAGTTATCTACTGGGAGGTAGGGGTATTATTATGAGAAGTAAGGTAGTTTGTAAGTCGTACCACCAAGATTAAATGTCAAGAATCCAGCAGGATTTACAAGAGCTTCATCATTCAAAGCAACATCATCTTGTGTGGTTGTAATTGTACCAGCACCAACAGTTACTGCTACGTTAGCAGAAGTCAGTTTAGAAGCAATACTTGTTGTTACTGTTGTACTAAAGTTCGCATCATCACCAAGTGCAGCGGCTAACTCATTCAATGTATTCAGAGTAGTTGGAGCAGAGTTGGCCAGATCAGCGATTTCAGTATCAACATACAACTTCGTTGCAGCATCGGAGTTTGCAGCAGGCGCACCAAGTTCAGTAATTTTATTACTATTCATATCAAGTGCATCACCAAACTCAACAGCAACACCGTCAGCGTCAGTAATCCGCTTATCGGCAGCCATTTGAAGTGTAGCAGCAATTGCAATAGGTGTAGCTGATTGAAGTGTAGTTACACCAGTCCCGCTTGTTTTAATCGTAAGAGATTGGTCTTCGTCAGTTGTAATACTAATCGTACCAGAGTCGTCTTCGATAACTTTCTTACCATTAACATATAAAGAACCCGGTCCAACAAACACATCTTTCCATTGCCGGCCTGCTGAACCAAGACTATATGTGTCGTCTGTTTCAGGAATAATATTCCTTGCTTGAACAGTAGTTGAAACACTGTTTGAAATTTTAGTAGCAATCTGCGTGTTAGTATTTGACAAGTGAGCAAATACAACACTGTTTGCGGTAAAGTTAGCTTGAAGATATGTATTGGCTACATCACCTGTCCCACTGCTTAAGACTGTACTTTCAAGGTTAGCAATCTTAACAAAACCAACGTTAATTCTACTTCTACGAGTTGAAAATGTATCACTGGATGCAAGGTTTGCAATTTGAGTCATTTATATTATTCCTTATGCGAGTACGTCAGGTACTGTTGGCCAATCGTTTACAGTCGCAACCGCATCAACAGTATCTGTATGAAGAGCAACGAATGCTGCCATATCAGAAGCACCGTCAATAGCATCTTCAATTGCACCAGACTTTGTCCGAACTGCGGCACGATAAGTAGCAACATCAGAAGGAACAGCCGCTCCACCTTCAGCCGCACGGATTGCATACCAGTCAGAACTTGCAAGCAAAGACCCAGCCGTTGATTTAGCTTGATTTTTTGCCTTTGTTTTCAAACCAGAAATAACAATTGGATCACCGTTTTCATCTTCAGCATCAACTTCATCGCCATCGTCATTAGTAGTTTGCTGATTATAATCGGCAAGAGCTTTATCAACTTGTGCCCATGTTTTTGTAACTGTACCAGCATCGTCATCAACTGCTATTGATCCTGCGCCTGTTGTATAAAAACGATTGTCGGGTTTTGCTCCAACTTCAATATACTCATAAATGCCTATTGCTTTTAGTTCTACTGAAGTCCAACGTGTAAATATATCTCTTGGATGTTGAATGCCACCAATTGTGATTCCTTTTGGATTTTTGTAAACTGCTGTTACAGTTCCAGATTCTACGAGTGCCCACATTTTATAATGTCTCCTAATTTTGGG